GGACTTCTCAGATTTTAATATTAATCACTCGATTTTTGCTATGACTACCCTTTATACTGAAACTGTTATCGCTTTGTCGGATGGATTGCAATTATCTAATCTCGATAGTGCCACTAAGCTCCAAATCCAATATGACTATGCCGCTGCTTTACGTTTCGTTATTAAGGCTAAAGAGCACATGTTCCTTTTTGCTCCAGAAGAAGAATTCGGTCTAGCCGCTGTCCGGTCACTACAATCTGGTGAACGGTTCACTTCTCACGTTAATACGTTCTTGAATCGAGCTTACCGATTAATGGTGGACGAATATTGCCGCTTGAACTTTGGGGAAGTTATGTTAGATCCCCGATCTGACCATACTGGAGATGACGTCTTTGAAACGGCTAATTCAGTTACACGTGCAGTTATCGTGTGCTATGTATATAATTTGCTCGGATTTGCCGGACAGAATTATAAAATTTCTCTCGACTATCGGCCTCGTGGTGAATTCCTCCGAGTCGCATACGACGGCACTAGATTGTTACTAGCTGGCTATCCAGCACGCACCTATATGGGGCTCATCGGTGGCGAATTCTTTAGAGAGAGTGTCCTTGATCCTAATGATCGAGCTATGGCATTCCTCGACCAAGTTTCGAACGCTAACCTACGCGGCTGCTTCATTTCTGATACTTGGCAGAGGACACTAATTAAACGACATGCACATATCACTTACACGTTAACTAATGGAACTAGGCGACGTGTTACCCCGAATATTGAATTATTATTCACACCAGCAATTCTGGGCGGATATGGTACTTCGGCCTTGAGCTCAAAAAGTGGCTTTATTCATCCGTCTTTTACTAGTAATATACACGTTATACTACCTAAAGAAGACAATACGGCTGAATATTCTGATGATTATGCCCACGCTAAAAGAGGTTACTTACCTCCCCAGAAAACTTGGACTTCTAAGAAGAGACCGCATTATCAAGTACCTAAGGTTGATTATTCCATCTTCGTTAAACATAAGGTTATGCGGACCTTACCTGATTTCACTTTATTACATCTAGCAGATGCTACTAGCTCTATCAATAGGGTTGGTAAGAATATAGCTGCTGACGCACTTAGTGGAGCTTTCCCGGCCAGCGAAGTTAGTGAATCAATAGCGACATATGCCTTAGAACTGGATAATTATCTGAGGTCGGTTAAATCAGGTCCGCTAACGTCTGGGGTACAAGCACCACCACGTTTACTTCAAAAGGCAGATGAGTACATATTTAAACTTTTGAGTTGGTTAACTGAACCGTTCAATGTACCAGGAGCATTTTCAGTAACAGATAAAAGGGATTGGTCAATAGCTGATTCCGATTTCCGAGCTGTCCATCTCAATAGGTTGCATGGATTCGGTTCGGCCCACTTAATTGTTAGAGCACTTGGAGCAAGTGCCGTTAGTACTCTGCACGCTTTAGTTGATGCTCCAAAATATGCTAAGATGACTAAAATCAACCGACTATTGGCTATTTTAAGTGATTCTAAAGCATCTGCGATGAACACGCGAGCGAAGGAACAGATATTAGGCGTGATATCTAAATTCCTCGGACCAAATCCAAGTACTTATTCACTTGCACCACCTACTTTCATTAATAATATATTTGACTACTTAATGGG